AGGTAAAAACATAATATCAGATACTGTTAGAAGAGTTCAAACTATTGAAGGAAAAGCCATCAACGTAAGATATGATGATATTGTAAATGACCTTGATTTGTATAAAAAAGGTATGAATGAATTAATTGATCGTACTTTTACAAAAGCCTTTTCATCAGCTAGAGCTGGTAACGTAAAATTTGATATTAGTAATCTAGCTGTCAAGTTAGATGACATGCTTACTGGCACTCAAATAAAAATGGCAAAAAAAGGTCAAAAAGGTCAAAATCTTTATGAAAAAATAGGTGGTGATTTACAAGGTGATTTAGGTAATTTACTCAACCAACTCAAAAGAGCAGACCCAAATGTTGGAACAATATCTGTTGCTACGTTTGGTAAAAAAAGAACATTTGACGCACTCAAACAAATGCTTACTGTAAGAAATAAATTAAGTGATATCGTAGCACAAAAAGGTGATGGTGCTTATCTTGCCAGAGAACTAATGGATGAGATTGATAAAGTTATCGATACTCCATCAGGTGGTTCTAGTGAATTTAAAAAGTTTTTAGCTGATGCAAGAGTATTGACTAAAGAAAAAACTGATGTAGTAAACTTTACAAGTTTAAATACTTTGTTTGACAGAAACGCTGGCATAAACGTAATGAAAACAATGGACGGTATATACAAAGGTAATATAAATGCTACTGATTTAAAATTACTAAAAAACTTCATGCGTATTAGTAAAGAGGGTGGGACAAAGTCTGTATCACAACTCAACAATATTAAGACTATGGAAAACATACAAGATGGTTTTATACAATATACTCTTGCGAACATAGATACTGGTGCTCCTTTACTTAAAAAGATTGCTACGGAAAAACCTGAACTTTTTAAATTATTAGTGCCTAACGCATCTACTAGAAAAGCTTTACTTGACTTTACAGATGAACATAATTGGTTAAAAAATAGTGGCACTGTAAAAGCTATGGAAAGAAAACTCTTAGATGGTGAAACTGCATTTAATGAAATAAGAAACAGTACAGCAGGAGAGTTGCTCACAAAAATAAACGCAATGGGTGGCATAAATGGTAAATATGCAGAAAAGTTAAGAACGCATGTTTTAAGCACTATTTTGGACAAACCCAATGTTACACGAATAAGCGATATTGATGGTTCTACAATTATAAATGGTAAAGCTCTTACAAAAGAATTAGATGACTTAAAAAGGTTTGCTGGACCATATGCTAATTTAAAACCTTTATTTTCAAAACAAGGTAAACCAGATGAGGTGGATAAAGAGTATTTTAAAAATTTAGAAGGTATACGAATATACGGTTTTTTTGCTAATATGGGGGAAGATGCTGGATCGTCCTTTGCAACTGGTTCTGTTGTAGGACAAGCAACAAGAGGTCAGTTTTTTGAGTTTATATCTTCAGCCTTACCAAGAAATGCTCTAGCAATTTTAATGTCACAAAAGCCTAGTGTCGCTCAACTTACAAAAGAGCATAGTAAAAAAACATTTTTAAATAGAACTGGGTACTTAAATAAATTAAGTTCTATACTTACAAGTATTGAAAGAGAATTAGGTTTAGCTAGTGAAGATATTACTCCTGGATTTGAGGAAGAAACTAGAGAACAAGAATTTAAAAGAACTGGTAAACCTCCGTTCATGGGTGATCAAGCATCAGTAAATACAATCACACCAAACACAGCAAATTTGAATTTAAGTCTTCCCAAGGTATCAGGTGGGGGTAATGTTAATCCTCCAAACAACCGACAATATGCAAGTCTATTCCCATTTGATACCACGGGAACGGCTATTGCAAATAGAGCAGGAATCATGGGGTTAACGTGAACTTAGAACAATTACAAAAAGAAATAGCTGAAGACGAAGGTTGTGTACACGAAATATATTTAGACCATTTAGGTTTACCGACCTTTGGTATTGGTCATTTAGTAAAAGAAACTGATCCTGAATACGATCAACCAGTTGGGACTCCAGTATCGGAGGATAGGGTTGATGCTTGTTTTGCGTCTGATATACAAATCACATTGAATGATTGCAACAAGTTATATCCCAACTACGATGACTTACCTGAAGAGGTACAATTAATCATCGCCAACATGATGTTCAATATGGGTTATCCTAGAATGTCTGGATTTAAGAAGATGAAAGAAGCCGTTGACAATGGTGACTGGGTGGAAGCATCTGAACAAATGAAAGACTCTAGATGGTATCGCCAAGTAACTAATCGTGCTGATAGACTCGTAAATAGAATGATGGTGGTTAATATTGTATAGAGGTAATCATGGATCCAGCTTCAATTGGATTAGCAATAACTGCGGCGAGTAAAGCCTTCACAGCAATTAAAAATGGTTTTGCGATTGGTCGTGATATTGAATCAATGGGTAAAGATTTAGGTCGTTGGATGGGTGCATTGAGTGATATTGATAATGCCGAAAAGTCAGCAAAAAATGCCTCTCCACTCAGAAAATTATTTAAAGGTAAAGAAATAGAAGCTAGTGCGATTGAGGCTTTTACTGCTAAGAAAAAGTTAGAGGCACAAAGGCAAGAATTAAAATCATTTATAAATTTTCATTACGGAGCAAACTCTTGGAATGAAATTTTACATATGGAAGCAGAAATAAGAAAACAAAGACAAAAAGAAATATATGAACGCCAAGAACTTGTTAGAAAAATATGGGAGTACATTGGTTGGTTTATTTTATTTTGCACCGTCATAGGTTTTATAATATTTCTTGCATGGTTATATAAGGAAAGTAGATGACACAAAAACAATTACAAAAAAAATCTAAATATGCAGAGTATGATATTGATGGTGATGGCATAGTTTCTGATGAAGAACTTTCTAGTATGAAAGAAATAAAAGACACGGAAACAAAAGCACGCAAAAATCTAGCACAATTACGCATGGCAAGATACACTCTAATAGGTATGGGAGTGTTTACAGTCGCTATGTTTATCGTTCCTATAGAAAGAGTAGAAGCATTAGCGGATATTAGCAATTTATTCTATATTTCTGGTGCTGGAATAGTTGGAACTTATATGGGGACTACTGCGTACTTGACTAAGAATGGGAAGTAATTTTAGGGTACAAACATACTACAGCACTACGCTCCAATGACTGTATCGAGCTTATTCGGATCCGTTTTTTCGTCAAACTATCCAATCTGTTACATTTTCTTGTAAAACTACACTAGCAAGATTAATTTTGTTTCTGAGGGCTTGTAGCACTTTTTCATCCACAGTTTTGTCAGCAATAATATCAATATAAGTTACTTTATTCACTTGTCCAATACGATGTGCTCTGTCTTCACTTTGTAAACGTACTTCTAAATCATAACTGTTACTATAATATATAACGGTAGATGCTTGAGTAAGTGTTAATCCATAACCACCAGTTCTAGGTTGTCCTACAAAAAACCTTACTGGACTATCTGGGTTTTGGAAAGCACTCACAGCATAATCACGTTGATCAGTTGTTGTTTCACCATAATAACTAACTACACTTTCTACACCATACATTCTACCTATGAGTTGTTCTATTAGTACAATGTCCATAGTAAAGTTCGCCCATATAATTACTTTGCCATCTATTTCATCAAGCATGACTTCTAACTCATTTAGTTTTGTTGATGGAAAGTTTTTTACAGTACCATCATCTAACTTTACATGACCAGAACATACTTGTTGTAGCCGAAGTAATTGTGTCAATATTGTGGTAGGAGTAACAGTACCCTCCTCACATATACCAAGTGCTATCTTTTTAATATCATCATAAATTTTACGTTGTGGTTCACTCAACTCAACAATACGCTTGGTGTATACTTTATCAGGTAAATCCAAACAATCTTGTTTACGCACTCTAAAACTAAAATTATCTAACAAACCATTTAGCTCCTTTAAATTTTTGTATCCTACTATTTGATTAAAACTATATGAGCCTAAATTACGACGCTTTATAATCGCATACTCATACTGGAAACTATAGAAACTTTTATGACCTAATAGAGTTGGGTTTAAAAACTCACATTGTG